GACTTCGCGTGGCCATCGCTGAAGATTGCCGTCGAGGTCGAAGGCGGTGTGTGGATTCGTGGCCGGCACGTCAGACCAGTTGGCTATCTCGCCGACCTGGAGAAGTACAACCGCGCCGTCGTGCTTGGCTGGCGCGTGCTTCGTTACGCTCCGCACCAACTCGGCCAGCTTGAGCGCGACCTGCGCGCCCTACTTGCGTAAAACGAGCAGATCGAGTAACATCGTCCTCGGTTTATCTGTTTCCTCCTCTCCCTAAGCCAACCACAAGACGTGGTTGGCTTTCTTTTTAAGAAATCAGGTACAATCCTGCCGTGCAATGGTCGCCCCGCCGGCGCGGACTGGATGTGCTTTACATTGACGTAACCCTGAAACGAGACGAAGAGATTTACCTGATGCTCTCTTCCGACCGGCATCATGACCACCCTGCCCAAAGGTCTGAGCTTGAGATTCGCCATTTAGAACTTGCGCGCGAGCGCAATGCCATCATCCTGGACCTGGGCGACTTTTGTGACGCGATGCAGGGCAAAGGCGACCCCCGCGCCTCATACTCCGGTTTGGCTCATCAGTACAAGCGCAACGACTATTTTGACTCGCTCGTTAGCCGCGCGGTCGAACGCTACGCGCCCTACGCCGGCAACTTTGCGATGCTGGCGATGGGCAACCATGAGCAAAGCGTCTTGCAGCACTACGGCACGTCGCTCACTGACCGTATCGCGGCTGCGCTGCGTGAGCGCGGTTCTCAGTGCGCCTCGATGCCTTATGCCGGCTGGGTTCGTCTGACCTTCCACACCAGCATCCCGCGTATCGGCACGCTCACGATTCGCTACTCGCATGGGAGCGGCTCAGGCGCAATGATGAGCTTTGGGACGCTGGACACCCGCCGCATGCAAAGCTACATCTCCGCCGATGTCATCGTTCAGGGCCATACGCACGACTGCTACGTATTGCCGGTCGCGCGCGAGGAGTTGTCTGTGAGCGGCATACCGCGTCGGTCCTTTACTTGGCACATACGCTGCCCTTCGTACCTGGATGACTACGCTGAGCGTAGTTATTCCGCGCGCACCGGTAAGCCCCCGCGCATGTACGGTTGCGTGTGGGGACGCCTGACCATCAGCAAGACCACAAACCGGATTGCAGCCGAGTTCTCGCTTGATGTGGAGCCCTAGCAGCGTCCTGCCGGCTTTGTGGGTACAATAGGGCGCATGGATATTACGCAAGTTCAAGCCTTTCTCAAATACATCGCTTCGCTTCCCGAGGTGCAGTTTATCGCCGCGTCAATCCTGGTCAACACCGCGCTTGCTGTGGCCGCCAGCATCAGAAACGACGACTTCCAGCTGCCGGCGCTGGCTAACTTCCTGTGGCGACATCTGCTACCTTATGTCGTCGCATACGCCAGCATCCGCATCGCAGCCGACGAGCTTGGATTGCAAGCCGTGGCTGCTGCCACCTGGATCATCATCCAGGCATCGTTGCTCGGTCGTATCGCAGCGAGCTTGCACGAGCTGGGCATCCCGTTGCCGGAGAACCTAGCCAAGCTTTTGCGCAAAGACCACTAGATGCGCATGGATGCCTTCTCTGCGCTGTTTGCCGTCTCTGCCATATTGCTGGCCGCGGTGACGGCCAAGCAGGCCGCGGAGATTCGCGCGCTGCGGGACGAGATTCGGGCACTCAAGCGCGACCTGGAGCGCCACCAGCGCGCGTTTGAGTTGCTGGAGCAGGCGATGGAATCGTTCAGAACGAAATAGCATGTCGCTGACATGGACGAATGAGCGCGTCAGGCTGCGTGACCTGAAGCCGTGGGAGTGCAACCCGCGGCAGATCACCAAGCGCGCTGCGCAGCGCTTGCTGGACTCGTGGCGCGACTACGGGCAGGTGCAGATGATCGTCGTTGGACCTGACAACGAGGTCTACGATGGTCACCAGCGGTTGAGCGCGCTTAAAGCCGTCTATGGCGAGGACTACGAGCTCGAGGTGAGACGCGCGTCGCGCGCGCTGACCGACGATGAGCGCCGCCGGCTCGTCATCCTGTTGCACGCTGGCGCAACTGGTCACTGGGACTGGGATGCTCTTGCCGGCTGGGAAGCCCAGCAACTTGTCGAGTGGGGGTTAGACGAGGATACTTTGAAACAGTGGCGGCTCGATACCGCCGGCCTATCTTCGTTGCTGGAAAGTGAACAGGAAAGTCTAGAATACAACGCATCTGGCGCTGATTCTGTAAAATCTGCTTATCGCACAATCAAGGTTTGTTTTGAAACAGAGGAAGCGGTTCGGTCGTTTGCTGAGCTTGTCGGCCAAAATATTACGGCTCGAACAAAGTTAATCTGGTTCCCGAGCAACGAAGATGGTTGAATATTCCGACATGGAACAAGAGAAGCCGCGTAGGTTTGGCAAGCCATTCACGAAAGGCGACCCGCGGATCAACCGCAAGGGCCGTCCGCGCACTTTTGACCAGCTTCGCAAGCTTGCTATCTCAATTCTGAGCGAGCCGGCCAAGGGTGCGGACGGTCAGCCCATCATCATTGATGGGCACGTCGCCACAAACGTTGAACTAATCCTTCGCTCTGCGATGAAACATCAGCACTTCGCGCGCTGGCTCATCGAGGTTGCCTTCGGCAAGCCGCCAGAGCGAATCGAGGTTACAGGGCGTGAAGGCGTGCCGTTCAAGGTGCAGGCGTTTGATTACTATGCTGCCGTTGCCGAGATTACGTCAGGACCAGAGCAGGATAGCGAGGCACAAAGCTAGTATGAAAGTGGTGTGCACAGGTCGTCGCTGGGGCAAGACGACCATGTGCGGCACGATTGCGATTGCGTGCGCAAATAGAGGCGCAGCTGTTGCATGGGTTGCACCCACATACCGCAATTCGCGCCCGCTCTGGCGGTTTGCTGAGCGCATGACCGCGCCGGTCGCCAACCAGCTACTTGTCCGGCGCGCTGAGCGCACCATCGAGTTCCCATCCGGCGGTTACCTGAGCATCTATTCCGCCGACTCGCCAGACTCAATCCGCGGTGAAGCGTTCGACCTGGTCATCGTGGACGAGGCCGCGCTGATGGACGAGCGCGTCTGGTACGATGTGCTCATGCCGACATTGGCAGACCGCCGGGGGCACGCGATACTCGTTAGCACGCCAAGAGGACGCAACTGGTTCTGGCGCGAGTACGAGCGATGCCGGCAGGAAGGCGCAGCATGGCGCGCGCCGAGCACCGACAACAAGCTACAGAGCATCCGCGAGGCTGCCGAGCGCGCCCGTCAACTCGTGAGTGATCGCACCTACCGGCAAGAGTGGCTCGCTGAGTTTGTGGACGAAGCCGGCGGGGTGTTCCGCGGCGTGCGCGCGTGCGTTCGTGCTGTTGAGCCGCGCGGTCCTTTCGCGCTGGGCGTGGACATCGGGCGAGACGAGGACTACACCGCCGTGGCCGTGTTTGACGTTGGCCAATCGGCTGTGCTGCGAGTGGAGCGCTGGCGACATGAGGATTACACACGCACCGTTCAGCGCATCGCGCAGATCGCGCGCGAGTGCCAAGCAATCGAGGTCGTCGTGGAGCAGAACGCTGCCGGCGCGCCGGTCATGGACTACCTTGCGTCGCAGAACGTCCCGGTTTTAGGCGCGACCACCACCGCCAGTACAAAACGCGCAATCATTGAGCGGCTGGCGTGGGCGATTGAGCGCGGCGAGATTGTGTTGCCGGATGACGATTACGTCCTGACGGAGCTTGAGCAGTTCTCGCAACAGCGACGCAGGGACGGCACGTACGAGTACTCTGCGCCGGCAGGGATGCACGATGACTGCGTGATGGCCATCGCGTGGGTGTATTCGCGCGCAGCCGGCAGGGGCGGCGCGATTGTGGATGCGATATGGTAACTATCAAGACGGCATACGGGACGACCAAGGCGATTGACGCTGTGGGCTATGTGACGCGCCCACAGGCACAGTCGCTCCATGCCTACGTCATGCGCTGCATCACCCTGCGCGCGAATGCCGTCGCATCTCTCTCTTTCCTGCGTGGCGAAGAGCAAGCGCCGTTCCCGTCGCGCCTGTACTATCTTTGCGAATCGTCGCTGTGCGTCGCCGGCGCTTTCTGGATCGAGCGCGCGACCATGCGCGTGCTCAACCCGACCGCGATGCGCGTGGAAGGGGACGCGGCCAGAGGAATTACTGCGCATGTATGGCAAAGTGGCCAGTTCACGCGCCGCTATTCGCCAGACCAGGTGATCTACGCGCACACCTGGTCGCCGACGAGCGACATCGGGCCGGGGCTTACGCCGCTGAAGGTCGCTGAGACCAGCGCAGCTACCGCGCTGGCCGCCGAGCAGTTCACGCGCGCCTTCTTTGAGCAGGGTGCACTTCCACCACTCATCATCACGCCGGAAGAAGGCGCGCTGACCGACGCAGACGCCGAAGCCTTGCGCACGACGTGGCAGCGTCTCACGTCTGGCGTGCGCAATGCATGGCGTGCGCTGGTGCTCAGGCGCAACATGCAAATCCGACCGCTGGAAATCCCGGCGCTGGACAAGCTCGCCATGGAGAAGGTTGATGACATGGCGCTCCGGCGCATCAGCGCAGCGTTCGGCGTTCCTGTGACCATGTTGACCGATGCTGCGAACTACGCCACCGCCGCTGAGCACCGCATCTCGTTCTGGCGCGATACGGTGTTGCCCGACGCAGAGTTGATCGCAGAAGCACTAGGGTTGACGATCAACTACGACGACATTGAAGCGCTGGCTGAGGACGTAGGTGCGCAGCGCAAGAGCGTGATTGACCTGTATCAGGCCGGCCTTGTGACGCGCGAAGAGGCGCGCCAGATGCTGGGCTTTGAGACAGAGCAGCCGGTTGACGCCGCGACGCAATCCGCGCTGCGCGAACTTGACCAGTGGCGACGCAAGAGCGAGGCGCGCAAGACGATGCTCGCTGATTTCTCGCCGCGCGACCTGCCGGATGCGTGGGTTCGCGCGGTCAGGTCACTTGCCGACCTTGGCCATTCGCCGTTTGCCTTCGCGCGCTTCATCGAAGCGAAAGCACGCCAGGCAGAACCGCCGCTCGACCGCGAGCGCGAGCAATTGGCTGCGCAGATGCTTCAGGTGCTTGAGGACTCAATCTCACTAGACGACCTGAGCTACGACGAGCAGGGCTTCGAGAAGAAAGCGCGCGCCTATGCCGAGTCTTTGTTGCTCGCTGTTGCCATCGATCAAGCCACCGCTGCGATGCTTTCTTCTGCGGC